TGAACGTAAAGCGCCCGGCGCCTCGTCACAGGCGCCGGGCGAAGGGCTAACAGACAAATCGTAACAGGAGGGCTAACACATGAGCACCACTATCGCCGCTCCCGGGCAAGTCGCCGGGAGACCAGCGGTACCGGTCGGCACCGACACACTCGCCGGGGCACTCCTACCCGCTGACCTGATCCTGATCGACGCCCGCAAGGTAGACGGCTGGATGCGCGGCGACAACCGCGAGGTCATCGCCCTGGTCCTGCTGGTGCGCCCCACTGAGGACCGGCTGTTCTGGGAGGTCCGCTGGGTCGGCGCCCTTCCGGCCGATGAGGGTCACCCGCTGGAGCCGACGCAGGGCATCTCGCTCTACGACCGCCCCGCCACCGTGACCCTGCTGCGGCGCGAGCCCCTGGCGGTGGCGGCATGAGCGGCTACCTGTACTCGAACACCCGGCTCTCTGCCGGGGAGCCCCGGCTCAACCCCGGCGGTCCCTACGGCCCGTTCGTGATCGTCCCGCTCGGCGAGGGCTTTGACGTCACCACCCACGACCCGGCCGAGTTCGACGCCATCGCCGCCAAGTTCACGAGGGCCGCGGCCCTGCTGCGGGAAGCCCTCGCGGCGAGGGCCGGAGAGCGGGTGCCGGCATGAGTGACGACAAGAGCGCGAAGGTGCCCTACTTCGACACCACGGTCAGTGTTGACGCGGATGTTGAGATCAGCCCTCGCGAACTCCACGAGGCCGGCTGGCACCACGAGAACGAATGCGGGGTCAAGGCCGAGCCGAGGATCACCGTGCCGACGCTGGTGGGTGGCATGAGCGACCGCGAGGCCATCGCCAGCCTGCACCGCCAGGCACACCCTGGTGAGCCCGACAGCGCGGCCCTGTGCTCCCAGGAGCCCTGCCGGTCGCTGAGCTTCGACCAGGTCGCTGCGCGCCTCGGGAGGGCATCATGACCACCGCGACCATCTCCCACGCCATCTTCGGCGGCTGGACCGGTGTCACTGACGCCGACGTTCCCGCCATCGGCTGGAGCATCATCCCGGACCGCGAGGACTGGGCCTACCTGGCCGACCCCGGCGCAGGCAGGCCGGCGACCGAGCAGGAGTCCGCGGCCTACCAGTTCCGGTACGCCTACCCGGACTGGAAGCCGGTCACGGACCTGGTGGCAGACGGGACCGAGTTCGCCAAGAACCCGCCGGCCGCCCCGGCGCCTTCCCCGGTCCACGTCACCCCGGTACCGCCCGTGTCGCAGCCCGTCACGGCCAGCGGGGAGATCGTCCCCGCGACCGGTCCCATTCCTGACGCGACCCGCGAGCGGCTTGCTGCTGAGGCAGCCCAGGCCGATGCGGCACAGAAGGCCGCCGACGAATCACTGAGCCGGTGGGGCGGAAAGCCGGAGCCGGAAGCGACGCAGGTCATCCCTGCCGCTGGCCAGATCACCGAGGCCATCGAGGCAGTCACCGAGGGGGAGCAGTCGTGAATGAGATCCAGCAGTTCCGCAAGAAGCCGACCGTCACGCAGGTGATCCGCTGGGACGGGAGCGACGAGGCTCGCAAGCTCATCGGAGACCGCTCGGGCGACTTCGAGTACGGAGGGGTCCGGGAAGACGGCGCCCTGAGCATCTGGGTGACGAAGTCTGACACCTGGATGTGGCTCCCGCGTGGCGACTGGGCGGCGCTGGAGGCAGACGGAACCGGGGTTTATCCGCTGGCCGAAGACGTGCGCCAGGCCTCTTACGAGCCCGCGGACGTCGCGTCCATCGACCCGGAGGACGTCCGGCTGCTGGTGGACGGCCTGACCGGCGCCCCGATGAGGGCAGTTACGCCCGAGGTCTTCGAGGCATGGGGCCGCCTGCGCAAGTGCTTCCCGGCTGGCGGTGAGACCGCATGAGCGCCCTGTCCGTCGCCGCGATCGTCGGCGGAACGACCGCCTCGCTGCTGATCATCGCCATCTTCGTGGCCGCCCTGGTCCTCAGCAAGCGGGACTACAGCCTGACCAGCACGTTCAAGCTGGCGCCTCGTCCCGCGCCGAGGCAGGCCCCGGCCGAGCAGTCCGCGGTGGCTTCCGTGCCGAAGCAGCGAGGTGCGGCATGACCGCCGCAGCCAGCAATCCGAGCGACTTCGAGCTCGCACTCGGCAGGCGCCTCCGTGCAGTCAGGGACCGCGCCGGGATGTCGCTCAGCCAGGTCGAGGCGGCGTCCGGCGGCAGGCTCAAGGCCGTCGTCGTCGGCAGTCACGAGAGAGCCGACCGCGCGGTCACCGTCGAGCGGCTCTGGATCATGGCCACCTTCTACAACGTGCCGGTCACTGACCTGCCGCCCTACCCGCCGCTCGTCGCTGAGGCCTTCGCCGCCATCACCGCTGCAGCTGAGGCGATCAGGGTCCGGGATGTGGCTGACAAGCAGGCCGAGCTAGAGCGCACCGCCGAGTCCTACCAGCGCGAGCTGGCCGACCTGATGGCCAGCATCCCGGCGGTGGCTTCACGATGAGCGCCACCGTAACCGCCATCCGGGCGGACCTTCCGCCAGTCACCCGCCTGATCCCGGTCACCGAGCTGGACCGCGGGAAGCGACTGAAGGCCCTGGTGGAACTGGCGGCAGATCACCTCATCGGAGTCCCGCCGTCCGCGGTCCGCACCGAGGTGGAGGTCCGGATGCTCGCGCACTGGACCCTCACCCCGGCACGGGCGATGGAGGCCTGGCGCGACTTCCTGGCCGAGGAGGACGACCTGAACGCCGTGGAGGCCAACGAGCCGGAGTTCCGGGATCTCCAGCCCGGCCTTAAGCAGCAGGACCGGGACGCCGCACTCAGCGACCTGCTTGACGGCACAACGACCTACCACGGTGATCGCCGCCGCCCCGCGCTGCGGGATCTGGTGCGCGGCACCGAGAACAGCAACGGGGGGAATTGAGATGCCACTGAACACGAGGAAGCCCACGGGTGCAGTCCCGTGGCCGCTGGTCCTGATCGAGGGCCCGGAGAAGGCCGGCAAGAGCTACGCCGCTGCCGTGCTGTCCGCATCGGACAAGGTCGGCCGGACGCTCTGGCTGGACCTGAACGAGGGGGCCGCTGACGAGTACGGGGCCATTGCCGGCGTCCGGTACGAGGTCATCGAGCACGACGGGTCGTGGGCGTCCATCACCGCCCAGGTCACCGAGGCCAAGAAGGAAGCATCCCGTGCCGCCGGTCACGGCGAGAAGCCCGTGGTGCTCATCGTTGACTCGGTTACCGCCGAGTGGGAGATGCTGAAGGACTGGGCCGGCAAGCGCGCGGCCGGGTCCGCGGCGAACAAGCGCAAGCTGCAGCAGGACCCCAACGCCGAGGTCCAGGTCTCCATGAACCTGTGGAACGACGCCACGGCCCGGCACCGCAAGCTAATGACCATCCTGATGACCTTCCCGGGCATCGTCGTGATGACGGCCCGCGGCAAGGAAGTCGCCAGCCTGGACCCGAGCGGGCGCCCGGTTGAGGGCACCAAGGAGTACAAGGTCGAGGGCCATAAGACGCTGGCCTACGACGCCTCGGTCTGGGTGCGCCTGTCGCGGGACCGTGCCCCGGTCATCGTCGGCGCCCGGTCGGTGCACGCAGGCGTCCGCCCCGGCGTGGACCAGCCGAAGGAAGCTAAGAACTTCACCCTTGAGTGGCTGATCTTCGACGTCCTGAAGTGCGACCCGGCCAAGGCTCACGCCCGCGACCTGGTCCAAGGAAAGCCTGACCGCACGCCGGAGCAGATCCGCGACGAGGCCCTGACGGCGGGGACCACATTCGAGCGGTGCGCCGAGCTGTACCAGGAGGCGAAGGACGCGGGCTGCGAGGCCATGACGTGGCCGGAGAGCGGCGACCAGACGCTGGCCCAGATGCTCTACCGGATCGGCAACGACCGGAAGGCGGAAAAGGCCAGGGGTGCCCAGCCAGCCGCGAAGGCGGCGCCAGCGGCGAGCCAGCCTGCGCTCCCGGCTGAGGACGCCTGGGCGACGGCGATCGAGGACATCAACGGACCCGAGGACGCCGAGGCCGCGAAAGCTGACCTGCGGGTGTCACTCAGCAAGAAGTCCATCACCAGCGAGCGGTTCGAACAGGTGATGGCAGCGATCGACGCGAGGGTTGCCGGCCTGCGGGGCGTGTCCTCATGACCGCGCCCGACGCTCCCCGGCGCGGCTGGAAGTCAGCGTGGTCTGACCCCGAGCACGTCCGTCTCGCGATGGACCGCTCGCCATGGGATCAGGCAGACCCGGCCGTC